AAGTGAGGAAAAACAAATGGCACTTATATCACCGGGTATACAAGTTAGTGTAACAGACGAATCACAATACGCTCCAACAAGTGTTGGTACGATTCCGTTGATTGTTATTGCTACTTCCCAAGACAAAACTAGTGGTACAAGCACAGCAACAGCGGCTGGTACAACTAAAGCAAATGCAGAAAAAACTTATTTAATTGGATCACAAAGAGAGCTAGTTACTACCTTTGGTGAGCCAACGTTCTACAAAAATACAAGCGGAACATCCATGCATGGTATTGAAACTAATGAATATGGATTGTTAGCGGCCTACAGCGTACTAGGTGTTAGCAACAGAGCTTATGTATTAAGAGCAGACGTAGATTTAAAAGAATTAATTACAAGCTCAGGAAGACCTACAGGAACTCCTGCGGCAAATACTATGTGGTTTGATACTAGCAAGTCATTATTTGGTATCCAAGTTTGGAATGCTTCTACACAGAAGTTTGCAAACGTTGTACCTAAAATAATTACAGACTCTAATGACATTGACTCAAGTGTTCCTAAGTCATCTTATGGATCAGTTGGTGATTATGCCATTGATGCTACAAACACACAAAACCCAGTTTTCTACAAAAAGTCTAATAACTCATGGACACAAGTAGGAAACAAGAATTGGCAGAAATCGTTCCCAACACACGCTGGAACAGAAAGTTCACCAGTTATTGTACAGGGTAACACAATTTCAATAAACGGCAACGTTATTACAGCTTCAGGTACAACTGTTACTTCATTGGCAAGTGATATTTCCAATGGTGGTATTCCAGGTATAACAGCAGACGTTGTTAACAACAAGTTAGAAATTTATGCAGATACAGATGCTACAGCAGACAGTTCAGCATATGGAACTTTAGTATTAGCTAACGGAACAGGAACTATCCTCACAGTTTGTGGACTTACAGCAGGTACTTACTATGCTCCAGCATTAGAAGTCAAGCCACACACTAGCGTTCCAGAATGGAAAACTGGTGATACTTTTAGCAGACCAAGTGGAAGTATGTGGATTAAAACTACTACTCCAAACTTAGGTGCTAATATTAGTATTAAGAAATACAACAGTACAACTAGCTTATTTGAAACACAAACAGCACCAATATATTGGAATGATCAAACAGCAATTTATGGTTTAGATAAAGCTGGCGGTGGATTGAATATTGAAGCTGAAACAATTTATGTTAAGTATGATCCAGCAGATAATTCAAGAGCTGGATACAAGTTCTTTAAAAGAACTAAAAAAGGTCCAACAGTTGCTAGTGGTTCAGATAGCCCAACTTTAGTAGCGGCAGAAACATTTAGTATTCAAGTTTCAACAACAACAGGAACTTTAACAAGTGCTGTAACTGTTACTATGAGTGGTGTAACTGCTGAAACTTTTGTATCAGACTTAACAGCTAAAGCTATAGCTAACTTAACAGTAACAAGAAATACTACAACTAATAAAATTACTTTAACACACGATAAAGGTGGTGTTATTATAGTTAAAGACCTAAGTGGTACTCCAATAGCAGATGCTGGATTTAGTTCAGCTGATACTTACGTTAGAGCAGGTAATAGTTCAGATTTGATTATTTCAAATTGGGAAACTTACACTTACTCAGCTAGTGCTACACAACCAACAAGTGACCCAGCAGATAAAACGCTTTGGTTCAATGGTGCTGTAGACGAAGTTGACGTTATGATTCATAACGGTAGTGCTTGGAAAGGTTACAAAAATGTAACTTCAGATGCTAGAGGCTTTAACTTATCAAACACTTCACCAAACGGTGTACTTGTTTCAGCAACAGCGCCAACTAAACAGTCAGATTCGACTGCTTTAGTATATGGTGATATTTGGTTAGACTCAAGTGACTTAGATAACTTTCCAAAACTAAACAGATGGGAAAGTGTTTCAAGTGAAGATAAATGGGTAGCTATTGACAACACTGATCAAAGTACTGAAAATGGTATTTTGTTTGCTGACTTTAGATTCCATGATAGTGCTACAGATGATGTAACAACATCAACTATGACACCAGTTAAAACATTATTAACAAGTGACTACTTAGACTTAGATGCTCCAAGTGCCTCTTTATATCCTAAAGGAACACTAGCATTTAACTTAAGAAGAAGTTCAAATAACGTTAAAAAATACACTAAAAATTACTTCAATGCTACTGACTTCCCAGGTAAAGTTTTACCAACGGAAACAAATGCTTGGATAACAACTTCAGGATTACAAAATGACGGATCACCATTCTGTGGTAGATTTGCTCAGCGTAATGTTGTTGTAGCGGCAATGAAATCAGCTGTTAAAACATCAAGCGAGATCAGAGAAGAACAGCGTAACTTTAACGTATTAGTAGCACCTGGTTACCCAGAGCTTATGGCTAACTTGGTATCACTTAACAATGAAAGACGTAATACTGGCTTTATTCTTGGAGATGCTCCATACAGATTGGCGCCAAACAGTACTGATATTCAGAACTGGGCAACAAACACTAAACTAGCTGTTGACAACAACGATAACGGACTTGTTACAGCAGATACATATTTAGGTGTGTTTTATCCATCAGGACTAACAACAGACTTAGATGGTAATAAAGTAGTTGTTCCGCCAACACATATGGCACTAAGAACTATGTTACGTTCAGATGATGCTAGTTTTCCATGGTTTGCTCCAGCAGGTACAAGAAGAGGTGGCGTAGATAACGCTACAGCTTTAGGTTATATTGATACAGCTGAAGGTGAATTTAAAACTGTAGGAATTAGAGAATCATTAAGAGATACTTTATACGAGAATAAGATTAATCCGATCTCATTCTTCCCAGGAGTTGGTATACTTAACTTTGGTAACAAAACAAGACATAGCTCTGCTTCAGCGTTAGACAGAATTAACGTTGCTAGACTAGTAGCTTACATTAGAGAAAGACTAGGCGAAATTACAAAACCATTTGTATTTGAACCAAATGACAAACTAACTAGAGATGAAGTTAAAGGTGTTGTTGAGTCACTAATGAATGACTTGGTTGCTAAACGTGGATTATACGATTACCTAGTAGTTTGTGATGAAACTAATAACACATCAGACAGAATTGACAGAAACGAACTTTATATAGATGTTGCTGTAGAGCCTGTTAAGAGTGTTGAGTTTATTTACATACCAGTAAGAATACAAAATACTGGTTCGATCTCAGGGGTATAAAAATTAAATAAATCATTTAAATAGGGGCTTTAGGCCCCTATTTTTTTGGTTGGAAGATATGATAAATAATATTATAATATAAAGGAGACGTACAAATGTCAGTAAGTTCATTGAACAAATTTACTGTTCCTCTAGCAGGCGGACAGAGCGCATCGGCACAAGGTTTGTTGATGCCGAAACTTAAATATCGCTTTAGGGTGAGTTTTGAGAACTTTGGTGTGTCAACATCACGTTCAGAACTTACTAAACAGGTTATGGATGTAACCCGTCCAAGCGTAAACTTCGAGCAGATTCCAGTTGATGTATATAACTCAAAGATTAACATCATAGGTAAACACACATGGGATCCAATCACAGTTAATTTAAGGGACGATGTATCAAGTAACGTTTCAAAACTAGTTGGCGAGCAAGTCCAGAAGCAATTTGACTTCATGGAACAAGCTTCAGCTTCAGCTGGTATTGATTACAAATTTTTAACAAGATTCGAGCTATTAGATGGCGGTAACGGATCATCTGCTCCTGTTTCTTTAGAGGAATGGGAAATATATGGTTGTTACATCGAGAATGTTAATTATAACGACTTGAACTATGCTTCATCTGAGCCAGCATCAATATCTATGTCAATTAGATTTGATAATGCTGTACAGCTTCCAAGTGGCGCCGGTGGCGCTGGTATTGGAGCGGCAGTGGCTAGAGCGGCAGGCGCAGTAATCACAGGGTAATTTAACATGGCAGGCATGAATGCTTTTCTTAATGCCCTGACCGGAAGAAAGACCCTCAGGGATTATACCCACGCTTCTAAAACTTTTAGAGACGGCGGATATAGACTAGCACCAAAACATAAATTTTTATTTTATGTGGTCTTTAACTTGTCACCAAAGGCGGCGGCTATAGTTAAAGAAGAGACCAAAAGAGAAATTAGTATGTTGGTTAAATCTTGCGATTTACCAACTTACTCTTTTGAAACAACGACGATGAATCAATACAATCGTCATAGAAACATTCAATCTAAACTTAATTTTAACCCAGTAAACATAAGACTACATGATGATATGGCGGATATCACTCGTAATATGTGGTATGCTTATATGGATTACTATTATACAGATCAGGCATATGAAAATTTTGCCACATATAGACATCAAGATTTATACAGCGATAGAATCGCTAGAATGTTTGGATATGAAAGAGCTAATCAAGAGCCGTTCTTTGACGATATTAGAATATACAGTATATACGAAAAGAAATTTACAGAATATACTTTAATTAATCCCTTAATCACAAACTTTAATCATGACTCTCATGATCACAGTCAAAGCGATATCTTAGAAAACTCAATGCAAGTTCAATACGAACTTGTAAAATATGCTACTGGTTTTATTGGTGGCGTAGGTTCTCCAAGAGGCTTTGGTGATTTACATTATGATAAAGATCCTAGCCCACTATCACCATCAGGTGGAGGTGCCGCGTCGTTGTTTGGTGCTGGAGGAGTTTTCCAAGCAGGCGGACAAATTTCTCAAGATTTAGCATCTGGAAAATATGGAAGTGCGGCAATACAAGGTTTAAGAACATTTCAAAATTTCCAAAATATAGATTTAAAAGATTTTTTAAGACAAGAAGCGATGCTAGGAATTAAAAAAGCTATTAAAGGAGAAAATCCTTTTGCTTTTCCTGGATCAGACTCTGCTAGTAAACAAAAATTTAACCCGTTACCTCAATCAACAAAGATTAAAGGAACAGGTATAGTTGTTGGTGAATCAGGTAATGCTTTAACAAGCTCAGTAGGATTTGGTGGACCTCCGGGTTTAGACTCTGTTCCTGTAGGAAACACAACTAGAGCACAAATTGGTAGTAGTATGAGTACTAAAGAAAAAATATTACTAGGTGCTGTTGGCGGAGCAGTTTTTAGTGGTAATATTAAAGGTGCTGTTATAGGTGCCGCGGCAACATACGCTCTTACATCAGCAGGCGGAGTATCTTCAAGTTCTAATACTCCTGTACCAGTGAACGAGGGTTTAGCATCTAGCTCAGCAAGTGAAATAAGTAAAGTAAACAAAGAAGGAACAAGTGCTGTTGGTGGTAACCACCATCAAGAAGGTCCAGCAGTTGTACCACGTAGAAACACCCCTGGACCTGGTCCTCGATAGGAGTAAACAATGGCTGAAAATTTATATGCTAGTACTAACGTAGAGCAAATAGAATCAACTAAACCTCAAACAGAAAACTTTTTTAATGGTTATTTTGATCAAGCAATAGCTATTGATCCACAACAACATAATGCGGTTAAATCTTTCTTTTTAAGAAAGTGTGATGAGGATCATGCTACAGCAAATACATTAACAGATGCTCTTTTTGAGATTGCTGTTAACGGCGGATTAGATGTTATGAATTTAATTGATGCTTTAGCTAATGAAACAATCGATGATGTACAAAAAAACTTAATATCAATTATTAATAATTATAGAGTAAAAACTAGTGTACTAGGATTTGCTAACAGTAGAACATCTAACCCAAGTGTATTAAGGAATATTGTTGAATGATAGGCAAAGGAGTTGCCCGCGGTCGTTATACAATTAAAAATCCTGACAAATACGCTGGCACAAAAACACCAATTTATAGATCATCCTGGGAATGGGCATTTATGCAATTCTGTGACACTAATAAAAGTGTTATAGGTTGGGCAAGTGAAGCCGTAAGAATTCCTTACAGAAACCCGTTAACTGGAAAACAAAGTTCTTATGTACCTGATTTCTTTGTTCAGTACCAAGATGCTAACGGAAAAAAACGTTCTGAACTAGTTGAAATTAAACCTAGTAACCAATCTACTATGGAAGGTGCTGGTAAAAGTAAAAACAGACAAGCGGCGGTAGTACAAAATATGGCTAAATGGGAGGCCGCAACAGCTTGGTGTAAACAAAAACGTATACGTTTTAGAGTTATAACAGAAAACGATTTATTCCATAACGGCAG